TTGGCTTGTAGAGAACAGAAGCCTCGAAGATTGTTGCAACCTCGGGAGAGCAAACCACGAAGTTTGCGGAACCACGAAGTGTGAGACGATGAATCTCATTAGCAACGTCGATGACTGTCTCAACCAGTGTCTCGTACCATTCGCGAACTGTACCGGTGAAGGCAGGGCCGGGGCTGAGAGCTGAGCTGAGCTGAGTCTCTGCGCCAGTTTCCTTGTTAACGAACTTACCTGGGGCTCTGGACCAGAAGAGGTTAGCACCGTTGGCCTGGGTCAGGAGGTCAAGGAGAATCTCTCTGTCGATTTCCAGGGCGATCTGCTCGGATAGGATCTGAGTGAGCTCAACTTCAGCATCGAGGCTGTGATAAGCGTTCAAGTCCTGAGCAAGCTCTGGGGACCAGCGAGCACGTAGCTTCCTGGTCGTTGCGGTAACGGCGATCGACTCAACCTTGATGTCGATTTCCGGGATGACCGGAGAAGGCGACGTAGCAAAGTTAGATTCGAACGATGGAACCACGAGAGTTGATCCTGAAGCGTCGTCTGTAGCGAGCAAGCCATCGGCAACAGCCATGGAACCAGTAATCTGGGCCGAAGCTGAGGCTAGAGTGGGAACTGCTCCACCATTAGAGAGCCTGAGTAGCATTGCGTAGTGATCACCATTTAGCGGGCTAGGTGTGAACGTGGTTCCGTCCCAGTCGCCTCTTTGGTTGAGTCGACGAAGGTTAAGAACACCGTTTCCGCCCTGGTAGTTATCACCCCATGCAACCATTCCGTTAACAGTAGCACCGCCACCGAGACTAACAATGGAAACCTGATCAGTTGCCAATGCGTCTCCACCAGTAATATTGCTAGTGAACTGAGCGACAGGGATGAAGAAGTACGCGGCATCAAGTGCGTTGTCTTCGAGGTCTTTAGCAACCTGCGGATCGTGGGATGCCCAACGAGCGTTGGATCCTGTGAAGTCCGTGATAGCAGCGATGGTAGCAGCAGCTGACCATGCGCCGGCGGCATCAAAAGCACCAATGTTAACACCGGAACCGGAGATAGCTGTGGTTACCTTATGAACCTTGGAGAAGCCGGAGCCAACCAAGTCATACATGCCACCAGAAGCCAAGGAGCCACTTTGGACGCCCTTACCAGTCGGGTTGTTATAAATGGACTTACCAGCAGCGTAAGTAGCTCCGGTTCCACCGCTGGCAGTGCCATCGGGTCCGTAAGTACCACCAACGTTGTTACCGTAAGTGTAGTCCAAGTAGAAAAGCAATCCGGAAGGAAGGCTCATAGGCTGGACGGAGACCAATTCGTTAGAAACGAGGCCGCCGAAAACTCTACGAACGATCGGGAATGCGATATTGGTGAAGCCGCGAAGATCACCGGACGAAGCGTTAGCTGCTCCACCGGTGCTGAGGCTGTTAACCTCGCGAAGAAGCTCAGCAGCCTGGTTTTCCAGGAGGCGAGCCATATTCTCTTTGCGAACGCCGTCTAGGCCGCGAAGCAAACCAGTACGGTTCCACTTCTCAGCGAGACGAGACGCTTCTGCACCGACATTACGATCTCGAATGCCTTCTGTTAATTGCTCTAGTGTAAATCTCTTCNTTTCAAAAAACTCCTATGCAGGTCTTAACTGTTGATTCCTGCAAGAACTGCCCAACGGTCTGTGTCCGTGTGAGCATCTTTGCCACTCGCCGATCCAGGTTGGACGGGACGAGAAGCGGCACCTGCGACTGCAGGGCCTCGACCACGAGATTCAGTCAAGGGCTTCTTGCTCTTGAACGACTCTGACAAGGTCTTGTAAAGGAGCTTAACTTCTCTCAAGCTCTGCGCGCTGTCGATTGATTCAACAACTGAAACTCTTTGTTTATTGGAGAGTCCCTTGTTCTGCAGAAGCTTATTAGCGTAGAGAAGCTTAGCGTTGAAGAGATTAGCCTCTTTCAACTGTTTGCGGAGCGACATAACTGCCTTTTTCATAACCGCGTTATTCTTCTTAAGTTGTGCATTTTCTTTGACGACTTTAGGATTGTTTGTGGAAGGCTTCGAGGCTTTTGATTCCTTGATACCTTTCATTCTGGCAAGTTCGCGTCGGAGCATGGTCTCACTGATTTCAACGATTTGATCATCGCCAAGATCTGAAAGAGCTTCACTGTGAACGTTCAACTTGACAGAAGCTGCCTGATCGATAGGATCGGGAAGCTCATGATCATCGGGCCATCCCTCGGGATCCTCGGGGTCATCGCCCTCAAAGAGTCCTAAAGTGTCATCTTCAAAGAGGAAACTGTCGTCGATTTCGAAGTTCTCATCAAGATCATCTTCTTTATCATCGCAGCCATCTGCCTCTTCCATGTAGTCATCTTCGTCGGCCATTTCCATAGCGTAATCGTCAGCTTCGACCTCAAGGTCTTCCTCGTCGTCGAGATCACCTGCAGGAAGATCGCCGAGATCTTCATCTCCAGCATCCATGTCCATATCCATGTCCATATCCATGTCCATGTCTTCAACATCTTCATCTGCAACTCGAACATCAACATCTTCAGGAGCGAGTTCAGAAACATCGCCCTCTTCAGGAAGCTCAAGGGTAAGGTTGAGGGGAAGCTCAACTTCTCTAAGGAGACTGCGTCGGTTCTTCTTTCCAGCCATATTTTTTTCCTCACTGATCTCTCTGATCAGGTTGTTCAGGGATACCAGACGAGACTTGATCTTCTTTCGATCCTCGCTGGATAGGAGGTCATTCTCAGCCTCCAAACGCCTATAACTATCTACAAGCCTCACATTTATCTCTGAAAGCTTGCTCATTTTATCATCTTCGTCCGAAGAAAGTACTCCGACGAGATCTGATTGAATTCTAAAAGCTTCTAACTCCAAGGTATCAGCATTTGCACGTGATTCAACAAGCGGTGCAAGAGATCGTAGAGATTCGGAGGTCAACGCGTATTGCGCATCATCCTCTTGCCCCTCTTGAACGATCTGTTGTACAACATCATCTAGGACATCGCCCTCTTGAAGATCATCGTCTCCTAGAAGGTGTTGCTCGATAAGGTTTCGAATCCTAGGTGCCACTGCTTCAACGATGGCGTTCTTAGCATTTTGCTCAGCTACCTCACGAAGATTCTTAGCTTCGATTAGAGCTTCATCATACGCCGATTTTGCCATAATGATTTCTCCGGTCCCAAAAGATCAGTGATAAATATGAACCGCCACGAAAAATAACTACTCAGATATTATTCGATTCAATTTCTTCTTCATTCTCAAGTTCATCATTGAGAGCATTATCAACAGATCTTTCAGCGTTTTGTAAGGCTTGATCATCAGGAAGAATCAAGTCCATAAGTCTTAAAGGCGGGTCTGGTTCATTAAAACCAGGAAGAGAATGAGGTCGCTTTGAAGTTCCTCTCAAAGTTCCATATGTTCTAGAAGGTCGAGTCTTATAAACGGTAGGGGCAGTACCGCCAACTGTCGGACCATGACCTCCCTTGCCAACAGTTGAACCGGATTCGCCGTCGTCATTATCAGCAACCGGGCTGCGGCTTCTCTTGTACATACGAGTTCCGTCGGATGGTGTGGTCATCGACATATCATTTCTCTGGACAGATCGTCCGATTCCTTCAAATCTTAAATCATTTCCTGCAAAGTGTCGAGGATCAGTCTTGTATGGGGCATATGTTGGATCTCCCTGAAGATGGGCATTGTCAACCTTGGCTGCAAATGCATCAATATTATCGTATCCTAGGGAACCCGATATATCAAGAAGATCATCGAGCATCTCACTATCGTCTTTGTACGGATAGTTCGTGCCCAATTGTCCGGCTACAGATTGACGATATTTTCCATGTGTAGTGGCATAACCCATGCCAGGACGACCGTCTGCAAACGGAAGAGAAATATATTCAAAAAGGGTTACCATTTAAACCCTCAGTGCTAAACGCTATCGCTGCCCGCATATGATCTACCTGAGATGAATTCTCCGATAGTCTGACCTGCGATAGCAGCTGATGTATCTAGGGGATTGGCTTGATGGCCGCCGCCAGAACCCGGGAAGGAATTGTTGGACGTTCCGGGAAAATCAGTTGAGGGAGGGGCAGGCTTATTAAGCGGACTTGTATCACCTGGGCCGGGCGGTGTAGGATTGGGAACGTAGGGTGTTGCCGGTTGTCCGCCTGGACCGCCTGAAACAACATCTGCCAAATTTGGCGCACCATTGTTCTGAAAGTCTCTACTAAAAGGCTGATTGAATCCGTAATATCCACCAGATCCCATAACGACGCCATCTTGGAGAAGGTCTCGTCCAGCTTGCACTCTTTCGTCATCAGTCAATTGACCGCTGTGAATAGACGACGCTGGGAACATTTCTACTAGCGTTGTAGTAGATGACTTTCCAAAGCCTCTAGATGTTGCTGCTGGTTGAACGATTGTCTGACTAAAACCTGACATTTTTAAACCCTTTTAGTTGTGTTTATTAGCCTAGTTTCTTAACGATTCTAGCCTTGACCTTTTTTCTTTCCTTGATGATCTTGTTGAGGCCTTTTCTAATCTTTGCCTCTTTGATCTGAAGAGCTTTCATGTAATCGATATCTTTTACGAGTGTATCAGCGTATCCGTCAGCATCAACAACTTCCATATCTTTAGATGCAGTAGATACATCTTTCATCTTAGCTTTTTCTTCAAGAATCATTTGTCTCAAAATATCGGGGGTAAGCTTTGTAACGGCCATTTTAATGCTCCTCTTGCAAGCGCAAATATAAGTAGACGATCGTTTTGATTTTCTATTAAATTGTAAATTTTAGATCTGGGGTCTTCCAGGAAGTTTTGGTTCGGCGAAGGCTAGTTCTGCCCAGTTTCCTGCTCCTGGAATATTGAGAGGATCGACAGGCAATACCGGTCCTGACATGGGTGACGGGATCATGCCATCAGATACTCCTGGTGGCAGATTTGCAACGCCAGGAGAAGTTTGCATATTATGACCTTCAGAATTCTGAACCTGTAGTGTTGTCTTTGCTGTATCACTAAAGATCGATTCCATAACTGGATTGTCCGACAGTGTCTTCGCAGCATGCGCAACATTTCTATCAAAGTTTTCGTTCTGGACTTGACCGCCCATGCTTGGAGGAGGAAGTGCGGGGCCTCTGCGTCTTTTCTGGCCCGATCTCAAAGTTTGAGATCTTGCTCTAGATAATTTTCGAGAAGTCTCGGGTTGCTCATCAAATGATTCTGGAGAAATTCCTTCTTGAAGAATTTCAATCAAGCATTCTTTGACAATTGATTTTAGTTCGTTTCGTGTCATTTCAATAGCTCCATAACATTTTGAGCAATTCTTTCACCGTGAAGTCTCCACATTTTCATGTTCTCAGAATAAAAGTCTTTTACACCTCCAAATCTCTTCATTGGAAGGATAATGTAAACTTTTACGCCTCGCTGGCGGGCCAATTCTACTGCATCTAAATCGATATCGTGCAAAATTCTTTCGGCGACTGACAAATCTTCAGATCTCATTAGGACATCGACACCGCTTGACTTTTTTCCATTGCTTGACCAAGAATTAATATCATCACTTCCTCGACAGCCGATGATCCATACCCTGTCTCCTGGCTTGGCATTGCTTAGTGCCCACTTGGAGGGTATTACCTCTAAGACGCCGCCGTCTACTAAGATTTCATCTTCCCAATAAGCCGGACTAAATAAGCCAGGAATTGCTGCTGATCCGTGCATTGCTGCCCAAAGCTCTTCATCTGTTTCGAAATTTTGGGCATTGGGTGCTCGAAGATTATCTCCGGCTCTCTGAAGAGATACGAATACGGGATGATAAGGGACTTTGATATCTTTGACCTTCGCATTGGGCCACACATAATTTTTTAGCTATGGGCTTCATGCTATAGATGGCATCAGAAATATAGAATCCCCAAAACCCAGCCCACTTAAGAGCCAATATCTTGCTGGGCTTGTCAACATCAGAAAATATTCTGTTGAGAAGATCTAGATCGTGGCATGCAGCACAATAACCTGTTAGACTGCCAACGCTAGTTCCCCAGACCTCGTCTGGCAGTATTCCTTCTTCTCCTAATAGGATTCTGAGGACACCCCACTCAAATGCTCCCTTGGCTCCCCCACCGCCTAGGACAAAGAGATCCCGGCCGGGATGATTAGTCCAAGACATAGAATCTCTCTATTTCGCTGAAGGCCAGTCGAGAATATCGTTAGCAGCGCGGTCGATTCGATCAGACCACGTAAGAATGTTTCGGAGCTCGTCAGGGGAAATCTCTCTTCCCTCTGTTACAGCATTCATGAACGCACCAGGTGTGCTAGGTTCAGATACCATGTCCCAACATATCAACTGGAAGTCTTCTTGAACGACTTGATGATCGCCCATCTTTTTGGTAGTTCCAACACCTCGAGAAGATATTCCTAATCGGACGCCTGCCTCAAGTAGCTTTCTTAGCGTCTCTCCGGGATCTGTGGGAAGAATCTCAATTGTTCCTCGAACCACATCACCTTCCATATAGGCTTCTCGAATGATGTGAGAGACGTTTTTCAACTCAACAACAGACGAATCCGGGTGATCTAGCTCTCCCAAAGCACGCCCTTCTTCGATAAACTTTTGATAGTTTCTAATTTCTCTCTCCAGGATAGCATGAGGATATATCCTGCCATTCTGATTGAGAGTGTCTGATTTTTGAAGAATTCCTGTCATCAATATTCGACCGTCATTCTTCTCTCTAGACTCCATAATCATTTCAGGAGTGTAGTCGAAGATATGATATTCTTGAAGTAATTTCATTATTCCTTCTCCTCTATTTCTCTTTTAAGTCGAGAAACTTCCATAAATCGAGCAACAACTTGATCATCAATGGAATCGAGATCCTCCTTGAGGATTTTTTCTTTCACATCTATCAATTTCGCAGATAGGAACTTCTCAGAATCTTTATTTTCTTCAACATACGAATCGATCAAGGTTACTGTATCTTCTCGTATCTTTTCGATCTGATTTTTCACATTTGATTTTTTGCCAGGAAGGACGTAAGCCTTGACGAGATTCCTTTGATCTTCGCTAAGAGATTGACTGTATTTTCGATTTAGCTTTTCAGACATAATCTTTACAACAAGCCTATCAGCGTCGGGATCAACTTGATCATCGAGTGAAGTTGATGTTTTTTCAGACAAAAGATGTGTAACGAGAGTATCTTCAAATCTTGCGATTCTAGACCAAATCAGGATCAGATGATGATCTCCAGTCGTTTAGCAATGAACCAACAGTTGCATATGCCTTATAGTCTTCAACCTTCTCACCATAAACAGCTTTTCCACCTAGCGAATAATTGATATCTCGTATCAATAAAGATTTCTCTTTGTCCAAGGTGACATAATCAAATTTTCTAGCAGCTGTTCTCGCCTCAGAAACGATTGAAGCAGCGACGGCCTCAGACCCAACTGTAGTCTTAACAAGAGACCTACACAGACGTAATTCCCTGTACATCTCTGTCCCCTTCTTAAACCGACGTTAGTAGAATTTTTTAATGCTTCTCGAGATCGTCTCTCGTTGCCCTCCACAAGACCACGAGAAATTGTTTTAATTAAAAACTCGTATAGTAACCCTGTGTTTCTTTTCTTATTATGCGATCGGCTCATTCTTCTGGATCCTCACCGCTTCCACTAGAAACTATATCAATATCCCTATGTTCATAAATTTGCAAATCAGACTCGTTTAACATTCCGGACTTAGGCTGCCTATCGATATTTATCATCCTCTCAAGACTTTTTAACGTAGAAGAAATTTCTGCTGTCATTCTTGCGTGCTCCCTTATCTTACTATCATAGAAATCAGATAGGCCGCTGGGTGGCTTTTTAGAGCCTTCGTTTTTAAAGGGATCTCCCTTAAAAAATTTACTATCAAAAGGATCTTCATCATCTTCTAGATCGACCATCGATTTAAAGTCGGGCATATGAGTAGTTCCAATTCCATTATGGCGCTTTCTCTTTCTATTATGATGATATCTTTGAACAACAGGATTTGGCGTAACGGGATTATCAGTTTCTTCAAGATCAAGAAGTATCTCATCATCATCTGAAAGAAGAAGGCTAGTACTTCCCTTATCCTGAGAGGCGAACAGATCTTCTTCTCCGCCTGGTGATTCTCCCTCAGGTGCGGGTAGTCCTTCACCAATTTCCTCACCTGGCATTTCAAATCCGCCTTCGCCGCCTGGAATTTCGACAGCCTCGAGCTCCATATCTCGAAGTCGTTCTTGCGTTTTTTGATCTTCGATCTCGTCGACATCTTTCGGTGTAAGACCCAAGATATTATGACGAATATAATCTCGAGAAAGCATGCCCTCAGGAGCTGTTGCTGCAATCTCAAACTTAGTTCGATAAAGTTCTAGTTTTTGCTGCTGAGCCACAGATGAAGGATTGGATAGTTGAAGGTCGAAGTTGAGAAGATCTTCATCCTCGAAGCCGTGAGCAAATAGATGAACAATAGCTAGCTTGTTAAGCTCTGATAGGATAACTCGCTGGATGCTGTTGATCGTTCTTGAAAATCGAATGTCCTCCTGAGCCAGTGTTGCTTTTGAACTGAGCATCTCGTCGTATCCCAGATATGCTCTTGGGATTTTGAGAGCAGCAAAAAGCTTCTTCTGAATGTACTCAACATCTTCGATTGCCGTGATATTGGTTCCACCAGCAAGGGTGTCGATTTTTGTTCCAGAGTCTGATCCTCGAACGGGAAGGAAGTAATCTTCATCAACGCTAAGCGGGTTATATCTTAGATCAACTCGACCGGTATTTCGATCAATGACCTGACTGCTCTTTAAAGCGCTCTTGGCAGATTCCATGTAATTCGCAACTTCTTCGGGCGGAACATTTCCGACATCAATAGAAAAGACACGCCTTTCAGGTGATCGAACAACTCGATAAACGAGCATAGCATCTTCGACGAGGATTAATTGACGCCAGATTCGTCGAGCCGGCTCAAGAAGAGAAGAACCGTACGGAAGGAATGCATCATTTCCCAGAAGTCGGAAGTGAGAAACCTGCCAGTTTTCTAGAGGTACGTTTCCCTGGGTGGCCCACCTGAATCTGACAGCGAGGGGGTCTTCAGGATCGAAGCCTTCTTCTCTTTCGATCTCGTTAACTGGGATCGGGAAGACGTTTAAAACACCATATTCTGGAGAGACGTCGTTGAATAGGAAGAAGTCGCCGTATTTTGAAAGATTTCTCACCCACGGAGTTAGATTGAATTCAATATTGAGAGTCTCATAGAATAGATCTTCAAGAAGCTCTTTAATTCTGTCGTTGTCAGAATAGATGTGAAGGACGCGACCACGGTCATCTTGTGACGTTGATTCGTGCGAATATATGTCCAGAGCCGATGCAATTTCAGGAGTATTATGTGAAATTACAGTATCAGTGGCAAAGTTTTTATATCCATCAACTGTCAAATCATAAAGCGGAATAACACCATGATAATCAACACTTACGACTTTGTGATTAGCAAAGCTATCTTTGAAATGATCATAGCTCTTAAATCCCTCAGCCTTAATTCTATTCGTTATTTTAGATTGTGATGTTTTTAATTTCTTACTAAGTGCACTACAAGCCATTCTGGGCTCAAAGGCATTGCAAATATCTTGATAGCTAAGAAGTGCATCATACCCTGGATTCTTTTCTCCCTTATTATCCCATCCATGATTTTTCCAGGCCGGAAAATACGACTTAGCAAACATTTCAAAATTATTGAAACCATTAGATTTCAATCTTCTTTTAATAACATTTGGATCGGTATTGAGAGACTCACACAATCTATAAAGATTAAATTCTACTTTTTCAGAGATTTCTAAAATTCTTCCAAAGGTGATATCTTTTCTTTCTGCCGGGTTATTCTCGCTCGTCCACGCAGAATGATTCTTCTTGAATTCTGTAATCCACACCTGGTTATCATCAGACCATTTTATACCATTTAAGATAATTTGATGTAATCGAGAATGATCAGCTCTCTCCATTATTTCAAGATTTTTGGGACGATTATCATACTTGACAAAATTCTTGTGATGAACAACCTCGCTGGGAGTCATCTCTCGGCCGGCGCTCCATTCTGCAATTAGCTTGTGCTCAGATACCCATCCATTGTGTCCCTGGCTAGGATCAGCTGTGTAGATCCATCGATATCCATCAGTATTGTCATCTTTCGATTCAGAGAATAGATCCTTCCTATAAAATGGCATCATAGAATCTCCAGATACTAGCTGGTCGATTCTTTTAAATGTACCATCTCTTAGCATAAGTCGATGGTTTCCCGTTCCTATGATTTCTTTTCCACTATCGAATGTCACCTTAAAAGAATGATCCACACGAGTTTGTCGAGCTTGCTTTGCTAGCGCAGGAACGATTCGACCAAGATTATGATCGTAAGCATAGACAATAAATTCTTGATCAAGACCGTATTTCTGTGACAAATTCTCAATTGTTTCATATCCGCCAGGAACAGCAATCAAAGTGTCGGCGCTTAAGCAGTACTCCATCTCACTGAAGTCTGCATACCTCGCCATTCTGTCGTATTGTCCATACGCATTGATAGCATTGCTATAAACATGACTCTGGGATCTCTTAAACAGATCCAGAGCTGTGGATGTGGAGGGTGCCTTCCAGTTCTTGACACGGCGTTTGACAACCGGTCCACTACGGAATAAGCGTGTTAATCTTCGAAATAGACTTTTCTGATCTTCTTCTTCTGCCATTTGGTCGCTCTCAAATTGTGATCGAGCATGTACTCGGACCAAGAATTAAATATCAAGAANCGACTAAAGTAAATTTTTAGATGAGAGATATTCTAGATTTGACCTGATCATTTTTCGAATGATCGCTTCATTTGTTCCCTCTTCTTGCTCTTCAATTTCTATATCTCGTCGACGAAGATTTGATTCTGCGTCATCGGCAATGTAATAATAGTCTTGACCTCCGGCTCTTACAGTCTTTATTATTTGTCTCACAATATTTGCAGGCATGGTGGGATTGGTCCCCAGGGAATATTGAAGCTGCTCTCTAGTGCCGACGCTCGTTTTAGGATTAATTGCTATTTCTAGAATTTTTTCAAATAATTCGCTGTCTGTCGGAACGCTTCTTTCAGCTATTCCTTTTAAAAAATTATGGCGGCCGTCGACGACAAGGCTTGTGTCAATTATGTTAGACATTGTTTCAGATGATACATTTGGACTTTGTAAAGCGTAATACGCAGCATCTAAATTCTCTGATCTTTTTTGAATTATGTCTTCGATAATTTCTGATGGTGTGTTGGGATTTTTTGCTAGTCCTCGCATCAGGCGACTGCCGGCTGTCAATTCTTTGTATATCTTCATCATAGCTTCTGGCGGAAGACTAGGATTGGATATCGCGTTAGCTCCCACATCAGATGATATTCCAAATTTGTCAATTAAAAATTGTATCGTTTCTGGAGAGATGGAAGTATTTGCTGCAGCAGATTCCAGCATCCACGAATCTTCTCCCCCTCTTGAAATTGCGTCAATCGTCTCCCTAGATAATGAAGAATTTCTAGCAATAGATCTTAAAAATATCAAAGCAGAATACATGTTAATCTTGCTATTTTCTTTATTTCTTTCTTTTAATATTTCGTTAGTCGTCTTATTAAGCAAACCTGGATCTATTGATGGATTATTTGAAATACTTTGTAAAAATTCTTGTCCATATCCCTCCAAATCTTGAGTCATAGATTCTTCAACAATGGATGAAAACATAGAATTCAAAAGATCGGGAGACACATCTTTTCTTTTCATAAAAAGTCTTTTGATATCTTGAAACTTCCTGTAGAGATTTCCGTGATAAATCTTTTCTAAAATATCTTCCGGAAGATCAGCATCTCTATGCAAGAGCTTAGATATCATCGCTCTATCG